TGAAGCGCAGCTTGATGATGTTGGTTTTTAAGCTGTTATCTTGCATTCCTCTTCCCCCTTTGCTTCCGCCGGTTCTGGCGTTTTCTGTTGTTCTTTGCTGCAGTCGCACTTTTCGCCTGGATCCAGGTTGGCGCCGCAGACCTCACAAGTCCAGAAATAACTCATGTCTACCTCCTTGTCCTTTCCGCTGCTTTTGCCGCTGCCCTGGCCTCGTCCGTCTCGCCTATGTGGTAGAAGGGGCTCGCCAGGTTGGTGCCGTCTATGCCGTCATAAATCCCCATGCTGTCCTTGTAGATGATGGGCCTTTTGTAGATGTCCTCTCCGAGCTCTGCCGCTATGCTTTTCACTACTGCCTCTACGTTGTTGGTGACGCTCATTCCGCCTTGGTCTAAATCGATGATTACCAGGACGCTTGTCCCATTAACTTCCCTGGTGTGGTAGGTGAAATCTGACCTCATTTCTCTGCCTCCTTTCTTAATTCTTCAGCTCTGGCCATTATCGACCGGCTGTATTCGCTTGTGGTTTTGCCTTGCTTCCAAAGTCTTTTAGCTCCGGTCTCTCCGCAGTTGTAAGCCATCAGAACCAGGTGTGGATCTTCGTACTTTTCCGTCAATTCTGCAAGTATCCGGATCCCGGCGAGTATGTTCTGTTCTGCTTCCAGGAAGTCGTCTATTCCCAGTTCCTCTTTGAGCCATTCGTGGTTGATCTCGTTGATCTGCATGATGCCGTAGTCGTTGGTCTTGCTTATTACCTTCTCTCGGTAGTCGCTCTCCTGGCCCATCAGCGCCAGGACCATTTCGTAATCCAGGCCGTTTTCTTCGCAAAGCCTGAAGGTGTATTCCTGGAGCTCTCGTGAAAGTGGGATATCGTAAAATCTGACCTGTGGTTCCGGATCCTCTTCCGGTTCAGGTGCCGGGCTTGGAGTGATTACCATCATCGCTGATATGGTCTGTTCTGGTTCAAGCTGTTGTATATGTATTGGCTCGACCGCGCTGGTAGTGTTTTGCTGCTCCTGGCCTCCGGCGTTCAAGTCGAGCGTTATTTTACCTGTGAAAACTATTGCCGTGGCAATTATCAAGGTTGTTGTTTTCCTGAAATGCTTCATGGCTTGTCCTCCGTAAGCTCAACAGCTGTCGTTGCACGCTGCTGCTTCCATTCGTGCCTTATAAAAGATGTTATCTGCGGCTTTCGTAGCCTTTTTGGCCATATATTTCAGTCACCTCCCTGCAATATAATTGGTGTATAAAGGTTCTCAATAATTGGGATTTTACGGGTTCTGGCTCTCGTTTTTTGAGAACTGATCCGTAAAAAAAATTGCAGGGTTGACTTCGTAGCCATTCATACAAAGCTCCTCGAATTCGTCGACCGTCAGCCGGATTGCTCCTGTTTCCAGTGCACTTATCCTTTGAACGGTCTTTCCGGTCTTCCTGGCGATGTGTGTTTGCGTAATGCCCTTGCTCTCACGGTATTCTCGGAGCCTCTGATGCATTGGCTTCAATTTTAGCGACCTCCTTTCGTCTTCTCAATTATTGGGAATTCTACTCCTATTTTAATTCTCGGTTTCCGAGATGTCAATAGAAATTTCTAAATTTTTGAGAAATTTTTTCTCAAAAACTACGAATTGTTATATAATGTTATGACTGGATGAGATGGGTCGAGCCAGGCCGTCAAAAAAAATAAAAGTGGTACGCTTTTGGTACGATTTCATAAAAATTAAATCCGGAACACCAGGTTTCATGCTGGTTTCCGGATTTTTTGCTGTTATTCCCATTCGATAATAGAAAGTTATTCGGTACGATTTTGGTACGGTTCCTTTTCTCCTGGGTCCTTTTCTTCTTCGGGTAACCTCCCCAGGTGTTCCAGGTATAGTCTGGCCGCCTCGTTGTAAAAATCCGAGCGTGAATAAGCCTTCTCTTCCTGGTTTCTCTCCTCGACGTACTGGTCGATTATATCAAGTATGCCTATGGCCGTGTGCACTGTAATCGGTACGCGCCTGGTTCTGCCTTTTAATGGTCTTCCGTATCCTGCCATGTTATCTGTCCTCCCTGTTCTTTACTGCTGCATCCGCGAGCCTGTCGAGCTGCTCCCTGATCTTTGGGTCCAGGGTCCGGATCCATCTTTCCGGGATCTCGTTGTATCCGTATATCGCTCCGGCCAGGCCGCCTGTTATAGCAGCTATGGTGTCTGCGTCTCCTCCAAGGTTAGCTGCTTCGATTATGGCCTCCTCAAAGGTTCCGGTTGCTGCTATGCTATGAAGCGCGCAGTTGAAACTGTCCACGACGTACCCGGTGGGGTTGAGCTGCTTCCTGGTCTTCAGGCTGTATTCACTTCCCTGGAGCACGTCTCTTATAATCTGCAGGGCCTGTTCCTTATTAACCGATTCGATAATTAAGTGTATCATTTCGGTGTATAAATTACAAGCCTCTGTTGATTTTTTATCCCAGTGTGTCATTTGTGCTATGGCTCCGGCCGTCTCTACCGCCATCAGCAAATCCTTGTAATAAAGAGCTGGGTAAACCGTGCGCATAAGCGCTCCATTTCCGCCGCTACGGCCTCCGTTTGCTTTGGAGGTATATTTACTTGCCTCGAACCATTTCTCTTCGTCTGGCGCATCATTTTGGCCCAGGAAGATGGCCCAGCGGATACTCATGCTGCAGGTTCCTCCGATGTCCTTCGGTCCGCTCCTGGCCCATTCGATAAACCTTTTACCGATGGCCTTAATCGGGTTGTCCGGGTCCTCTATAATTCCTTCTGCTACTGCCAGGGTCATTTGTGTGTCGTCGGTGACTTCTCCTGGCACCACCTTCAGCCAGCCTCCTCCGATCATCTCGGTTACCAGGCCGTGCTTCCTTAAAATCTCCTCCTTGTTCATGAATTCCAGGGGAGCTCCTAAAGCGTCCCCTACTGCTACGCCGTACAATGCGCCGGCGATCCTGTCTCTTACATCCTTCATTCCTCATTCCTCCTCGTTTTATTTTGCCTGCTCTTGGTTGGCTATCCACCCGCGCCGCGTGGAGGCTGCAGGCTCTGCGGGCATGGCACCTGTTAAGGCGCCGGCGTTATATACTTGGGTCCTTTAACCTTTTGAGCTCTTTCTGGAGTTCCTCCAGCTCGTACCTCTTCCTGGTTATCTGCTCCTCGATTTCCTTTGCTTTGATTGCCGTTGGCAGCATGTCGGCTATGATCCTGAACCCGAAGGCGTCATAAAGGCCGGCAATCTGTTTCTTGCCTTCCGTTTCGCTTATTGCCGGATGAAATGTATAAACGGTTTCTATCGCTTCGTACTCCTTGTCGGTGAATTCTCGGGTTGTGAGAGATTTGAACTCTTGTTTCGTCATGGATCCTGCCTCCTTGTTATTTGTTTTGGGGTTCGTAAATGAGGTAAATTCCGAACTTGCTCTGGCTCCGGTGTGTTAACTTAAAGCCTTCCCTTTTCATCATGCGGTCTATTCTCTTTTCCTGTTCTTCTGTCTTCACATCAAAGGTTTTAATTTTCTTTATCATTATCACCACTCCAATTCTCATTATTTGAGAACATTATAAACCGCCGTTGGTTAATAGTCAATAAAAAAAGACCACCGGATACAATAAATACCCGGCGATCCTTGTCCGTGTTATTCCTCTGTTGGGATTGGCTCCAGCACTCCCATGGTGAAGGTCTTCTGTTCTTTGACTGTCTGCTCGATCTTGGTCTCAAGCCATAGCATTAAATCTCCATATAGCTCCTCTATCATCTGTTTTGCTTCGTCTGTGAGCAATTTTAAAGCTATATCCTTTGCTGTGTTGAATGCTATCTTCTGTGCTTCCTTGTCAAATTTACCCTGTTTTTTCAGGGTATCGACATATGTCTGGGCCGTATAAGTGACGGCCTGAAGCACCGCATCTGTTGCTTCCTGGAGATATGTCCTGATGAGCTCGTTATTAATCTTTGTCGTGGTCTGCTCTGCCTTGGCCTTCAGGTATTTCACCAGGTAGGTGACCAGTACCGGTATGGCTGGGATAACTACGACCTGGACAAGGATTGTTAATATTTCCTTCATTGAAACTCCTCCTCTTTATTGAAGTATCAAGTCTTCAAGCCTTACGGCTGCTGTGACTTGACCTTTAAGGCCTATTACCACTCTGTTGCCGTTTATCTGCAGCACGTCATAAACGGTGTTATAAACAAAACTGGCCAGGCTTCCTCCTGTATATGTCTTGGCTCCCTTTTTAACCTTGACCTTGCTGCCTACTTTGATAGTTTTCGTTTCTGCGGTCGTTGTTGCAGGTCCTGGCGCTACCTGGGTGCCGCCTGTAGTCGTTATATAAGTGTCAAATCCTGCAGCTTTAACTTTGGCTGCGAAGGCTTCAGCGGTCGCTTCAAGTTTGGCCATCATGGCCACAATGTCTTTTCCGTAGGTTACTGAAGGCGCCCATTTGCCTCCGAGATCTTCGACGTTCGGCGCTGTGCCTTTAAGGTACGAGAAGTGTCTCGGATCCGGAGTTCTTGCTTTGGGGTATCCGGGAGCTCCAGCATAAAGCGCCAGGTGATCTACCTGGGCCTGGATTCCTTCCTCCCAGGAATTGAAGCGCTGATGGGCATTAGGATCGTTGTTCGCTCCTCCGGATTTTGTCTTCAGGCCGCATGGGTTCTTGAAGCTCTCATCCAGAACTCCTTTGAAGTGCCCATATCCGGTCTCTTTTGCGCTCTGGGCGTATGCTACCACCGGATTTACTCCTGCAGCCTGTGCAATCTTCCAGAATGTCTCGGCCAGGCTGATAAATAATTCAGTGGCTCCGTTTTTCTTGGCCCATTCTGCGGCCTGTGCTGCCGTTGCTGTTGCCTTTCCCATGATGGGATGGCCGGCAGCTTGTCCCGTGGATCCTTCGGCCAGTTTTTTGGCCACATCTGCCCTGAATATATCCATGTTCTTGCCATGCTTGGGGAACCAGTGCATGACGTCTGAATGGTTGCTGGCTATTCCCAGCTGGTGCCCTTCGCTGTGGCATATTAGCCATGGCTTTTCGGGTTTGATATTGAACTTCTTGCAAAGGTACGCGCAAAGTTCCACGGCTTCCTGGTATACCTGGTTGAAGTAAACCGGATCTGTGAGGCCGTCTTCGCAGATCTCGAAGCCGATATATCCGTTGTTATTGGCGTTCTTTGCGCTGCCGAGCGAACCGGATCCGCTGTGCCATCCTACCATATCCCAGGGCAATGTCTGGTATGTTGCGATGCTTCCGTCCTTCAGTTTTCCTATAAAGGCGTGGACGCAGACGCTCCTGCCTCCTGGAGTAGGTGTGTTCCAGTGGTTGTTGTTCGGGTTTGGACCCAGCAGTCCATCATCCGGGCCGACGTACCTTTTAAGCCATGGGTTATTGGCACCGGTGCTGTGAACCATGATCCCTTTTGGCGCATGTCTTTTCCCTGATTTATAGCAATTGTTTTGAGTTAAGAATAAGGTTTTTAGGTTCATCGTCTAACCTCCTATCCCGAGTATTCTTCGTTGTTTGTCCGCTCTGCCATTGCAGAGTCGTAAACTATACCGCCCTTGGTGTTCTCCCTTTCTGCCTTCTTGTAATAAAATCCGGTGGCCGTGGCCAGCTCGGCAAAAACCGAAGGTATCAGGTAAGCGAGCGGTGAAAGGTCACCGGTGATGTACATCATTCTGCATGAAAAAATGACCACTGAAATGGTCATTATCGATACTCCCGCAAAAATGATTTTTGAAAATGCGATCTTTTTCTTGCCTTTATTCCGTTTCCTCATGGTCGTGCCTCCTAATACAAGTTTTTCACCCCTTGCTCCGTTAGGAAGTCTTTTTGCTCATGCTTTACTTTTTGGGCATATTCCAGCGCTGCAGCGAGTTCTCCGTTGCATTTCCCGTCCTTTATTGCGCGGGCCGTAGCTTCTCCCAGAGCGATTGCAGCGCCTATTCCCTTGATCATTAAGAGTTCGTTCTTCTCTCTGGCCTTGTCGAGTTCTTCTCTCTTCGCGTCCCGCTTTGAGATATTCCTCTGGATTGCCCAGAAGCATAATCCTGTTACTGCGCTTGGAACTCCCATAAAGGCCAAGACTGTTAACATGTCAATTTCCATCGATAATCCTTCACCTCTCTCCCTCGCCTGATTGCTCCGGTGCAAAGCCCAGAGCCTTGCGTAATCCATAGCTGTTGAAATGTTTCATCACTCCGAGATAAGATGCCTCCGTTGCCCGCAGGCTTTCCTCGTCAATCTCGCCGCGCTCATACGCGGACCTGACGTACTTCAGTCTGGCTTTCATTTTCTTTGCGCTGGCTTTTTTCAGTTTGCGGTGTGTATTGAAGATTCGGAAGCCTACAAATTCGATGCCTTGGCTTATTGGCCTGATTGCTGTCTTTTTGTTGAGGTTTAGTCTTAACTTCTCCCAGAGAAAGTTCTCGATGTCGTCTTTTATCGCGTGGAGGTACTGCTTGTCATCGTGCAAAATGATAATATCGTCCATGTATCGGATATAGTAACGAAGCCGCAGCTCCCTCTTTGCGTACTGGTCCAGCTCGTTTAAATAAATATTTGCAAACAGCTGGCTGGTTAAATTACCTATAGGCATTCCTTTGTCTGTAAGCCTATCCTCTCTGGAGCAGTCCTCTGGGTTCGTAAATGCCGGCAGGCCAAATGCTGTATGTTCACAGTTGATTATCTTTTTGAGTAAGTCCAGTAGGTCCTCGTCTTCGATTTTCTTCCGGAGAATGTCCATTAAAACTCCATGATCTACCCGGTAGAAATACTTTGAAATGTCCAGCTTTAAATAATAATACCGCCCCTCCTTCCTGCTTACTTGTCTCATCCAGTATTGAAGTCGATCCGCCGCACGGTGGGTTCCTTTTCCTTCTCGGCATCCATAGCTGTCGTATATGAATTGCTTATCAAACCATGGGTTCAGGTGCCTGTATATGGCCCATTGAACTACACGATCCCTGAATTGCAGGGCCATGATAAGCCGTTTCTTAGGCTCAAATACATAAAACTCACGGTACCTTCCTACCTGGTATGTCTTGTATATTAGCTCGTTTTGTAGTTGGATTAGGTTTTCTTCAAGGTGTGCGGTAAATTCGAGTACATCGCCTCGGTACCGTTTGTTTTTTCTGGCACTTAGATATGCTTCATGGAGGTTCTCGAAGTCATAAATGATGGGGTAAATATTCCGTAGTGTTTCCAAGTGTGCTTTCCCTCCAATTAACACAAATGAGCCGAGCGTGACGGCTTTCGTTTCCTACCGGTCGCCTTCCCGGCAATTTAATCTTTTGCCTTCACTATCTCTAAAGGCACGGAGATAGATCCCTTTGTCCCCCTGTACCGTCCTGGTGCCACTTGAGCGCCAGGCTTCTGACGTGTGGGGGCAGAGCGGAGCGGAACCCGATGTTCGTGTTGGCGTTGGAGCGGAAGTTGTTGCCGTTCAGG